GGACATAAATAAATTCACCTGGTTTATACTGGATGAATTTACCTGAACAAAAATCAGCGTCGTAATAGTTTTTCCGTAATATTAGTTTAGCATCTAATCCAAATAGACTGAAAGTGTTGATGGTTGTTGTCATGCCATGGGGTATTTTGATGAGGTTATCATCACCATCCACTGTAAATTTGTCTTTGTCTATGCCATTAACGATCGCGAAATAGCGACATGCTATCCAACTTATTATTGAATTAAATAAGCCAGTATCCATATCACCTGATCCACGACACCAATTGAATTCGAATTTTAGCCCGTTGAGGGTGTGGCCCTTCTTAAGCATCTTCATATAAAATAATATTTCTATTAAATCATATTGCTTATCATCTAATAAGCGTGACCAAATTCCTAATTCAACGTCCTCTAACAATTTCTTACGCTGTATTGCTTCGAATTTAGAGAAATCACCTTCCATGATCCATGCTCCAAAAATCAATTCGGCAAATTGTTTGCCTCGCTCGATAAAGTTCTTACCTTTTGCAAATTGTGGTATTTTAACCATACAATGTTCTAGTGCAGTAGTAAATAAACCGTAGAGCAAATTGAATTTTGGGTTACGTCCCATGATCATTCGCGGTGGTTTCAATTCGTTGTAAATCTCGTTCTTAACGAACGCTGTAATTGTTGAGTCTCTCTTTGCGTTAAAGCCATATTCTAAAACACTTCGGGCTGCATCATCATATCTCTTACGGAGTTTACCTTTCTTGTCGGACATAAATTCAGCCAATGACAATGGTGCTACCCAGTGTTTCTTAAGCTCAGTGACTAACTCATCTAAGCATTGGTTGAATATGTTGGCGTCATAGGTGACGTCATTAGGTGTTTCCTTGAGGTATCGATTATGTAGTCCGATATCTTCATTGTGTATGCAATTCCTCATAATGTAAATCGGTTGCTGCTCAAAATCAGGATTTTTAAATAGGCTAGCATACGTTACATCTTTGCATAAACATGAAAATTTATTTACTTGTGTTTTGGCATTTTTCCATTCTGCTGTTTTCACTTTTTCAGTCCCGATTTGACATACGGTTCCCATTGTTGTCAAATCAGACAAACCAACAATGGGGTAGAGGGTTCTATTTAGTTTAAAGACTGGCGGCTGAAGCTTTGCTTCAACTTCTTAAACCAGCCGGCCCGACGATCATACTCAGTGGTGTCCTTCTTAAACAAGAATTCGCCATCAACTTCATCAGTAGCCCGCTGTATTGTCATTCGATAACGATGTATATACGCAGGTGGGTGACTGGTGAGAGGTTTTGCCTGTTCATTCAAATACTTCTGTGCGACCTTAGACAGGTGCTCCAATTTGCATTGCCTATTGGGATAAGCAACCATTTTGTGCAAAAGTAAATAAGAGTATAAAGCCATGTCCATTTGTCCATCGGGCATAGTAGTGCCAAACGCCTGTTCCTTGTGCTTGGTTAAAC